CGCAAACGAGATAGAGCAAGAAACAACATAATTGTAGTGCAATAGAATGTATCACTGAGTATCGCGCTATAATGAGTGAATAATGCGCGATCTCAATCCGATGAATGAATACAAGTTCGCGACTTTACGAACGCTTCGCGAATGTCTGCGTACGCTTGGTTCGCTAAATCAGTGTGCTAGGTACTACAACGACTTCACATCGGCTGCGATCATGCTCGATCTCTCGGCTGCGATGGGCGACGATCCATCACGCCGGGTGACAGTCTTGACGGATCGGCAGAAGCAGGCAATCACTCTGCACCTCATTCACGATATGCACGTGGATGTGGTTGCGGAGGAAATGATGGTTCAGCGCCGTGTCGTCTATTTGTTGGTCAACAACGGATTGCGAAGGCTACTCGCTTATCTCCAAGACGGGACGCTTCCCGACGAGTGGCAACAATGGCAGTTGGACTATGTTAGACGAAACGCGACTCGTCCACGTCAAGAGATCGCGGATCATGTCGGGCGCACATGTGTTGCCGTCCGAATTATCATTTCAAAACTCCGTAAGAACGGAGAACTTGTTGAAAGCAGTCGCAGACGCAATCTTAGCGGACGACCGCCGCTCGAACGAAAGTCAGCTTGAGCATCCGTTCCTCAACGACGATCAGCTAGAGTATCGGTACGCGCACGAGTATTGCTGGCTTCCCGAGGTGCTAGACAATACGCTCAATCTTCGAGGGCGGCGCGCATGATACCGAAGATGGACGAAACGATTGGGCATTGTTTCCGCTTGTACGTCGAACTCGGCGAGAAGCGCTCGATCCCGAAGCTCTGGAAGCATGTGCAGACGCTCGATCTCGGCGTGACGCTGCGGCAACTGGAACGGTGGTCGCAGCAGTATCATTGGCGTGAAAGTGCGGTCAAGACTGTCGAAGTCATCGCGCAGCGCACGGAAGAAGTGCTGCTCGAAGACAGCGTATCGCGGGCGCGTAAGCTGATTACCGGCTTGCGTTCGATCCAAGACAAGTTCATCGAGCGGCTCGCGATTGATCCGCACGATCCGCTTCTCGATGACAAGCAAAAGATGCGCGCCATTGATCCTGATTTCCGCGATTTCCAAGAAGCCGTGAAGCTCGAACGATTGATCCTCGGCGATCCTACCGAACGTCGTGAGGATGTTACCACGTCGCGCCTCGTAGTCGAACTCGGCGAATCGGAGCTACTCGACGCAGCGCGAGCGATTGCAGCTAAGCGTTACGGGTTGCCAACGCCTGCCGACATCAAAGCTATTGCGATGACTATTGAACAAGAATCACCGTGAGATATGTCATCGACTTCATACTTGGTTGCGTTCTTGCGTTTATAGCATATCATGTTGGTCACGCGCAGTCTGATTACGACGCGAAACGCGATCATCGAGCGCGTGATCGCGCTAATATGCCACCTGCGCCCACGCCGCAAAGTACAACGGTGACGTTGTACGAAGGCAGCAGACCGCGCAAGTCGGCGGAAGATAAATGAACCCGGCGGAACTCTCGGCCCAGCTTGTAGAGAAAACTCAATTCGGTTATGCGCTGGAATATGTATGTCTCGACGGTAAGCCGTTTGATTTCAGCGATCATAACTACCTGCTTGATATGTATGCAGATACACATCCGTATCAGGTAGTTGAGAAGGCTGCGCAAATGGGTGCGAGCGTCATCGGCATGATCAAGTCGTTCTTTGTGTGTGACAAGTTAGGTAAGAATGTTATTTACTTCTTTCCGACTGATGAAGATGTTCGTGAGTTCTCGAAATCGCGAGTTGCACCAATCATTCGCGACTCTCCTCATATACGCGCTATTGTGGATGATGTCGATTCAGTCTCATTGCGGCAGGTAGGTCGAGGCTTTCTGTACTTTCGCGGCATGCGTTCAAAGATACGCATGAAGTCGGTTCCCGCTGATATGCTCGTGTTCGACGAACTCGATGAAGTGTCGGCTGATCAGTTCGAGCTTGCCGATCAACGCTTGAATCACTCAACGTTGAAATGGCGCTACATGCTATCGACTCCAACGTTCGACAATTATGGTATTGACTACCAATTTCAGAAGTCCGATCAACGTTATTGGAACTTGATATGCAAGAAGTGTCTCACGTACAACATCATGGAGAAGCAATGGCCGGATTGTGTATTTCGCGAAGACGAACTTACCGCATATCTGATTTGTCGGAAGTGCAACGCTAAACTCGATACGCAGTTTGGCGAATGGGTTGCTGAAAGACCGAAGACGCAGCGCATTCGTGGCTATCATTTATGCGGGCTTTACAGTGTGTATGCTGATCTTCCGGGTTGGCTCGATGACTATTATAGCGGTCGCAAGCGTGAGGAGTTTATGCGCTCGCGTCTTGGTTTGCCGTGGGTATCCGCTGATCAGCGAGTTACCGAGGATGTGGTTTTGCGCTGCGTCGATGGGCATGAAATGGGTCCTGGCATTCCGCATTCATACATGGGCGTCGATCAGAAAGGCGATATGTTGCATGTCGTTATTCGAGCGCCACACAAGATCACGAAGCGTCCGACGATCCTATTCATCGGAACCGTCAAGACGTTCAACGAACTCGACGCTCTTATACGCATATACGATGTTGATATGTGCGTCATTGATGGTCTGCCTAACCAACACAGCGCCCGTGACTTTAGTATGCGTTTTCCTGGGCGTGTCAGTTTGTGTTACTACAACGACAATCAAAAGGGTGCATATAAATGGACGGAACCGCGAGCGTTTAGTGATAGTGATTCGCCGGGTGATTATCAAGTAATCGTCAATCGCACTGAAGCGTTGGATGATATGTTCGAGGAAGTTACGCATCGCGAGCTTTCGCTTCCGAAAATCAATGATGATGTGACGAACGCATTTGTGAAGCAGTTGTGCAACCTTGCGCGCATTAACGAGCTAGACGACGATGGCGGTGTGATGCAAGCCGTCTGGAAGCGACTCGGCGAGGATCATTTTGCACACGCTAATTCGTATTCGGCGATTGCACGGGCACGATTTGATTCCGGCCCTGCACAAGCAGTCGTTGTCAATTCGCCGTTGATCGCGCAAACGCAATATAGTCGTCGCTACGAGCAAGGGAGTCGGTACTAAGATGAAGCCGTTAGCCGAACTAATCGCTGATGCTTTGATATGGTGCGGAGCGGTATCTGTCATCACGTCGGAAGCTGCGGCAATGCCTGCATGTGCGCCGGTAGTCACGGTTCCGAAGCACGACCGTCGCGATCTCGAACAGTCAATGCTCACCACGAATCCGATAGCGTACGACGGCGATACCGAGTTCATCGAGGCTGCGTTGCCGAAGATGACGCTGTTCGATCTCGCGAACCCGGTTGATCATTTGGGCATGCCATACGAGGTATCGGCAACCTTATACGAAGCGGCGGTAAACGGTCAGTCGTATCGTCTTACGAAGATCGAGGGCCGGGAGAACTTGCGCGAGGCTGTCGCCCAGGCCGCGATTCGCTGGGCCGATCTCAAGACGACGCTCAACCCAAGACACATGCGCGAAGCGCGGTCGATGAGTCGCGAGCAGGTAATCGAGGCGGCGGCGAAACGACTGCAAGAGGGCGGCTTTGATGGTGGCTATGCCGATTCCGGCTATGCCGGATCGCAAGGCCAATCGTTCAACATGAACGATCATTACGGCGACGGTCGTGATTCAAACGCTGAATACATTCCGCTCATGGGTGGACCGTACTCGAAGCAGCTTTATCTTTATCAGTATCTCGACATGCATCGCAAAGCATTCGAGGCGTACAATCACAATCCAATCGCGCATCAACTAGTCGAGATGACGACGGCGTTCGTTCTTGGTCGCGGCATTGATCATCAATCAACGAACAACGATGTTGATTCCGTATGGCGTGAGTTCACTGAGCGCACGAGCTTTTACGAAGACCTTGAGAACATCGCGAACGATTTGTGGTGGCAAGGTGAGCTTATGCTTGAGTTCTACGATGATGAACCGAAGAAAGGTTACACTGACTATCGGATGATCGACCCATCAACAATTTGGGAGATTGTGACAGACGCGGAAGACATGCAGAAAGTCTTCTATTATCATCAGCAATATTCGACGCCGATGCAGCAATACATCAATGACAACAACACGCAGTCAACGAAGTACATCATCCGTCAGATACCGGCTGGCGATGTGCTGCATCGGAAGCTGAACGTGTCGAAGTATGAGAAGCGCGGACGCACTGATCTATTCTCCGTTCTCGGCTGGCTCAAGCGTCTGAAAGACTTGATGAACGCAAGAGTTGTCAAAGGTCAACTAGAAGCTGCGTTCGTTTTCGACATCGAAATCAACGCCGGCGATGCTGCTGTTGCGTCGGCAAATATGCAATTGCCGGATGCTTTTAAGCCGGGCAGCAATTGGGTTCATAACAAGAACGCGCAAATGAAGCCGGTAGCGTCAGGCATTCGTGCGAACGAAGCGCAGCCGGATGTTGCTGCGCTCATCAACTTGATTGCAGTTGGCTTTGGTGTACCCGCGCAGTTTCTTGGTGAACAAGGCAAAGGTGCAAGGGCTGGTGCGCTTGTTGCAACGGAACCCGGTACCAAGCGATTCGAGAAGCGGCAGCGATTGATCGAGAGCATTGCACAGGCCGTATGTGATCGTGTCATCGACGTTGCCGTAAAGGGTGGTAAGCTCGACATTGATGAAGCGTTGCGCGATGCGCGCAGTGTGCAGCGGCTTGGTAAGCTTAATGCGAACTTGCCGACACGTGACGACGTGTCTGAGGAGATGCAAGAGAAGAACGAAGAGTTCGCCGATCAACAGCAGGGACAACAAGCTGATCAGATCGCGCAGCAGCAAAAGATGGTTGCAACGCAGGGAAAACAGCAGCACGAGCTTGCATTGAACGATCAGAAGAACCAGCATCGGCAAGCTCTCGCGTCGATCAAAGGCAACTCATCGAAGACCGTGCATACGATCACCGAGAAGCGCAATACGAATGTGACTGAGGCACAAGTTGGTCGTTCATTGCGTCTTGTGAGCAGTAACGATAACATCAACGAAGCAGCGTCGTCGAAGAATGATGATGCGAAGAACACCGGCTCGCTTAGTGAAGATCAAAAGGCGCGCATCAAAGCGATCAAAGAATCAGGTCGGTACGCGAAAGAGTTTATTGAGTTCATCTTTCCAAGTATCGCGCAAGAGGATCGCAGCGCGAAGCTCAAAGACTTGGCGCTCGCCGAGGCGATGCAATGGTTGCCTAAGTCCGTGTCGGCGACAATGGCAGCGAAAGAACTGAACATCACGACCTACTCGTTCACCGAGTCGTGGGCACAGATTGTCGAAGAAGCCGAGATGGGTCTGTCGATGGCGCACGTGTACGCGCAAGACAACCAACATACACCGGCGACGGCAATGGCTCAAGACGTGCAAGAGGAAGAACAAGCGAAGCAGCCGATAGCGCCGCAGAATCAAATGACGAACGTGCCGATACCGCCTGCGGTTGCTGGCGACAAGCTCATGCCTGCCGCTCAGCAAGGCGGCGCTCCCGGTGGTGCGGGCGTAAAGACGCCGGGAAGCTTGCCGAACAGTGGAGCGACCAAAGTCAACAAGCATAGCGGCCCGAATCCGAACGACACCGATCCAACGGCGAAGCCACATGGTTACAGTGCAGCGGCGAACAACCCGATGATCGGTGCCGGTGCGTCCAAGATACGCAAAGCATCAGGGCGTGAAGCTGCTGCACGTAAGGTCGCGATCTACGATCAATTGCTGCGCGAGGCCGTTGGCCCAGCTACCGCCCTGCGGACACGACTAGCACAGACGATTCTCGCAAATCAAGAAGCGGCGAAGGAATTGATTCCCGAGGCTGACGATGACAAGTGACGACACTTGAGGAACTCCGTGAGTCGCAAACCAAAGCGATCACGGAGATGCTCTTACATGCGCATAGCAAGCACGTAGCGGGCCTTGAAGCGATGATCTTGCGTTATCAGCGAGACTTGCTCGACACGGTTGAAGCGAGTCGTCATGCGATCACAACGGCGGCGGACAATCACGTTACGCTCGCCGTCGTTTTGAACAACGTGATCCATGACTTCGATATGTTGGCGCGTCACTACGTTCCAAAGGCGTGTGACTTTGGTTTTGCTCGTGCGCTCACTGATCTACAGTCGCGTGGATGGTTGCGGCACATCCACGGAACGCCGCATGCCGATGACGCGTTGTCTGCGCCGGTCTTGATGCAGAACATTCGGTATCTGCATGATTCGCTTTTACCAGCGATGCACAAGGCTATTTTCGATTCAGCTTCGCCGGATGCCAAGCTCACGGCGATGAAGGCGCGGATCGGATCATACGCGCATTGGCTTTGGCGCTCGTCGGAGCAGGCGTACATCACGACCCTGCGGGACTTCGCCAACCGGGTGAAGGTCAGCAAGAAGGTCTAACCTTCCAGTGCAGGCTACCTCTCAATTGAGGTAGTCTTTTGCATGTGAAGGGGTCACGGCTGAAACTGAAGGTGTCACGGGCCGGGTCATGCGGAGCATGAAGGCTACAACCAAAACGACACCCACTCGCTCCCGCTGCGCGGTATGTCGCAAGCTCGCACCGGTGAAGCAACTCGACGACTACTCGGGCAATGGCAAGGCTTGCGCGGCATGCCGCCTCGCCGAAGCCACGTGCAACATCATCACGTCGCGTGAACCGTATACTACCTGCGATGCTAAGGCGTATATCCACACCAACGACGGCTACGTGTGCGAAGCGCACTACTACGAGTTCTACGGCACGTGCGAAGGCTGTGGCACGGTGCAAGATGCTGACGCGTTCTTCGATCCGAAAGGACGCGGACTGTGCGCGTCGTGCGTTGAGAGCGAAGACGCGAAAGAAGCTGCGGCACAAGTCGAGTACGAAGTGCAGGATGCAAAGTATCAGGTGTTCGAGCGGCACTTGGCAACGTGCAAGAATTGCACAGGCTATATGATCCTGACGCTGTGTCCGGTTGCCGTGGCGCTGCGTGAAGCGGTAGGTGTCTAATATGAAGGTACAATTCGAGACGACCAAGATGCCCGCGTTTTGGGCATCGTATCTCATCAACGGCGATGCGTCGGGCATCACCTTAGTCGAGCGTCATGCAATTGACGCATACTTCAAGCGCAACGACATCGTTGATGTTGTTGACTGTGCGGACGAAGCTCATTTCTCGAAGTGCTTCGATCTCTACGGCGGCGATGAATTGGAAGGCGACATCCTCGAATACACGGTGCGTTACGCACAAGAAACGGAAGGCTACAATGGCTGACATGACTGCGCTTTGGCGCGAAGACGCTGACACGAACGAAGTGGTCGCAGCGTACCAAGAACTCATCAACAGCGGCCAGTGCTGGCACATGGAGGGCCACACGGGACGCACGGCGATGCAGTTAATCGAAGACGGATACTGCATTTTGGGCGAAGTCGGACACAAGGACTATTGGGGCAACTACGTGCCGTCGCGCACCGAAGTGAAAGCCGGTACAAAAGGTAGCGTGGAGTACGCTCACAACCTCACGGGGTTCAAGCTAAATGGATGATGAGGACGCGAAACGTTTAATCGCTCTTGTCGGTGCATCGCTCGACCTAACGAAGCTGCTCTTGGTCGAGATGAAGATGCTCAGAGAAGACATCACCGGCATGCGAAGCGAGTTGCATGATTTCCGCAAAGATGTCGGTAGTTTGTTTATCGAACACGATGCGCGCTTGAAATCGTTGGAGGCGTAAGATGAAAACGATGAAGATGCTCACCAAAGACGAACTCGATCTCGATCCCGAACTCTATCCGCAGGTCAACAAGTGGCTCGAACGCGGTGATGGTATCGCGGTATACGAGAACCACGACTTCGGCAGCGCGACAATGGGCCATCGGCAGTTCGTGTCCTATGGCTCGCCTTCGGCGATGTTGGAAGTTGATGTTCCACCACAACGCCTTCCCGACATCGGGAATGCGATCAATTGGCGCTTTCAACTCATCGGCGTGTATCGCGGTGAGCTACTGTGAGTCAGTGGTTCATCGTGGTTCAGCAGTCGCCGTATATCTATGCGAAGCGCGTGATCTCAGAAACGGTTGGACCGTTCAAGACGCTCGACGCAGCAGCGACATTTGCCGCAGAGAATCTGTCTGGTTACTCGATTGTGGAGAACGTATCACCAACGGCGTTCAAGCGGCGGGTGCGCGCAGCATGAACAAGGATATGCGTGGCAAGGCCCATGTGGTCATCCAGCGGCCCAGCGACACATGGGCACGGAGGGTCGGCGATCCACGTGTGCTGACACCCTCAGACATGGCACCGGCCATATGTCCACGGTGTAAGATTCATCCGACGACAGCGATGGAAGTCGATGTTGAGAACGAGTATCTCATCGGCGGTAAAGGGATCGCTGTCTACATGCGCTGCCCGTGCGGTTATGAGTCTGAGATGGGCGCACGGACAACGGCTAAGTTCTAAGCATCACCATCACTCTCTGAAAGGCTACAACCTGATGTCACAATATGATCATTCCATCGACGGCATTCGCGAACACTATCGGCGCAACAACGGCGGTCACTGGTTCAGCACCGACACGTTACGGTTTTGGGGATCGCGATTCAGTGAGATCACGTTCACTACGCCGAACGATGGAAGCCGCGTGTGGTTCGTATCGTCGGAGCACGACTTCCATCGCAGGACGCGGCTCTATACGGT